CTATAATATTTACATATATGTACGAACTTTTAACCTATTAATAATGCTGTATATAGTCCCTAATAGCGCAAAACTGTGCTCTTGAAGAGGAGGCGGTACGTGTCGCGCGTTGGCAAAAATGCAGTACGGCGTCCAGACGCGGCATATGCCTCCAACATGGGCCCTGAGACCTCATCCCAAACTTCTTGGGGATGTGCTGACAGCTCCTTGAGAGCCGTCTCAAAATTGGTTTTCGTGATGTTCTCAACATCACGTTTGTTCCTGCACCAATAACACATCTCTTTGATAGTCTCAAGGGATAATGTACCCCAAGCTTTGTCTCCTTCAAGATTGAAGCCACGCTTCAAAAACCCAGCTTCACTGAGTGGTTTCCACTTGTTCACTGCTGTTCCTTTGTCCTCATCAGTGTACTTCATGTGTAAATCACTCATGTGTTTCGTGATTGATAACTGATTAAAGTCACCAATGATGTTAGGAGAAATGGCAATGATATTGTCGTCTCCAAGGACAACAGGTGTGACCAGCTTATGATAATCCGCCAAGGCAGCAACCCCCATTTGTCGCTTATAACAAATGCAAATCAAAAGCAAATTGTACATGCTGTTAACAATTGTGGTTGCTGGATGCCCTGAAGGAAGACTGTGTGTCCACTGATACATGATGACCTTGCCCTCAGAATTCTTGCCAATGTGACGAGAATGAATCAAATCTTGCCACAAAACGGTTCGAATCAACGCATTCTCAGGGCCATCGTCATACCACTCATTAATGTAATTAAGAATGGCTTCATAAAGCTGAGGCTGGCCACTGGCATCAAATGCAGAATAATCACCCGCAACAATGCATTCTGAAGTGTTCAATAAATGGCGCTTCAAATGGTCCCATTCTTGGTAAGGATTAATGCCCGCTGCGCTCCCGTTGTCAATGCGAGTGTGCATGACAGAGGAGAGAAACTTGAGAAAATATTGCCTAAAAGCAATGGTATAAATAATAGATGCCCCGCTCACAAGACGAAGCTTCAAATCATTCTTAACTTTGTCAATTGGCAATTTCTCATCCTTCCCAAAATCAATAAAAGGACACAATCTCCTGATGCCTTTAGAAGCGTCAGAAATTAAATCTCTGACTTCCCCCTCCAACCAGATGGCATAATCACACTCAAGATCATAAGACCCATCATCCTTGACAGGAAAGAAAGTCCTCTTACCATCAAAAGTAGCACCAGAAACATAACCAGAAGAAGTTCCCATAGTTAAAGAACGAGCAAACTCATCCCACGGAATACCAAGCACCGCTTCTTGAAACGTACAAGGAACTCGATCCTCCTTGAGAATCATCTTTGCCGTCAATGTATGAATTGGTTCAAATGCAACATGGGCACATTGATCGATTTCTTCTTGGTCATAAGTGCGAACTGGGCCAGCGTACTTGCCCATAGCTTTTTGAATAGCTTCTGGGTTGCCAACTGGAGATGGCACCTTAGTGGAAGGACCA